CTAACGTCAACCCCTGTGCCCATCAAAGTTGCAATGGTGCTCCCAATGAGCATGAATCCGCCAATGCTAAATCCAGCGAATATGTAACGACGACGTATTTTCCAAGAAGGTTTTTTCATGGCACTAAACGTACCAGAAAGGGCGCTAAGGCCGCGACCAAACCAAACCCTCCAATGGCTTGCCACATTCGCCTCTCTAGCGCCCTAATCCTGTTTTCGTGATCTTCAATTTTCTCCTCGCTGTCGGGAAGCGAAGAAACCACTTTTTCTAGGAGGCGACCTTGCCTTTGAACTTCTGTGTAAATATCTTTCATGCTTACCCTGACCGAACCGGTATCGTTTGGGTCAGTCATTACCAGCCGCCTTGGTTTAGAAACTTTTGTAAAGCAAGGACAGTAGATTTTCCAGGCACGCCATTTATGCGATTTGTGTAGAGATTTTTAGCTCTTAGCATCCGTTGAACTGCGCGCCAGGTCTGCCTGCCAATTAGGCCATCCTCAGTGAGCTTCGGTTTTTGCTCAGCCTTGACCGGCTTGCTTTCTGAGGCATAATCGCCTGAAAGAATGCTCTCGGGGTTGAAGTCGGTCCCCCAACGCCGCGAGCGCCTGGTTTCCCAGTGGAGGTGAACCCCGGTGCTCGCACCGGTTGTCCCAGTATGGGCCAGGACTTCTCCTCGCTTGACCTGAGTGCCCCTCAAGAGACGTGACGGTTCCCGTAAGTGGTAGTAGACAGTCCACACACGCGGGCTCTTGTGTTCCAAGATTAGGGTGTACCCACCACCAGTGCGCTTATTCAAACTTGCGCCCTTGTGGACGACTTTGCCATCCGCAGGCGCATAGATAGGACCGTTGTAGCCAACGTCCACGCCCCGATGCTTTTTGCGTCTGCCGGTAATCGGGTGCTTGCGATAACCCCAGGGGCTACGGATCGTTTCGCCAGCGGGCCAGGGCTTAGAAAGATTCATTAGTGACCTCTACCCAGTCACCAGCTTCTTCGTCCCAAACATAATCGCCTTCAGGCATTGGCACAGGTGCCATCCATAGGCAAGTGTCCTCGTTAAGAACCCACGACTCATACTTTTTTGGCGGCACAAAACCATCTAGCTCTTGATTGTAAGAATATCCCGATGCCGCGTGATTGAACCGTAACGCCTTAGACTGGTCATCCGCAACGGTACGGTCAGAGTTGTAATACACGCCACCGAAAGTGTTGAACGAACTTTGAACCCAACGTCCACCGAGGTTGTCAATAAGCCATTGATAGCCTTCATCTGGGTCATCGTTGTTGCCGACAGTCACCCGAACAACCAAGTTGTTTTCGTCTATTTCTGCCCAGTGTGACATTAGATTCTTGTCCTAACGATTACGACACCGGAACCGCCAGCGCCAGCGTATGGTGAGCCTTCGTTTGTGTCAGCGTTACCAGAGCCCCCGCCGGTGTTTGCTAGACAGTCCACACCACGTTGATTTACAGGTGACCCAGCACCACCGCCGCCAAGTCCACCAGCACCCTCGCCTCCCGCTCCGCCACCCCCGGCAAAGTAGACATTCCCAGAGTCCACCTGACCGATTGCCTGAGCCGTAGCGATTGAAGTGCTAATGATTGTCGTGGTCCGACCCACACCCCCATTGATATTTACAGCGCTTGCTGTACCGTCGGTTCCGACTCCGCCAGCGCCCCCGCCAGCGCCCGCGGTCCCATTCGCCTGATTTATAACGCCACCCCTGAAACCTTGACCAAAAGTGCCGTCTCCAGTTCTAAAGTTATCTACGGCCAAATAACCGTCCCCCGAGGCTCCGCCACATCCACCGTCTTTGCCGGAATCTCCGCGGTCATTTCCAGCGCCCCCGCCCGCAATCGCAACCGCTAGGGAACCGATAGAAGAATTGTTGCCGTTATTGCTTAAGGTGGTTGAGGTGGTAGCCGCCCCGCCCGACCCAATGGTCACCGCATATGAACCAGCGTCAATCCGCGCATATTCTGGGGACTCAATAACACCGCCAGCACCACCACCGCCAACATTGTTTCGAGTGTTACCCGATGACCCCGTAGCCCCGCCAGCGACCACAAGATAATCAACGCGACCAGAACGGCTAACCGTCAAAGTCCCACTCGACTTGAACACCCAGTAGTTCCAAACTCCATCGGTGTCAGAGAACGAACCCGTTGGCGTTGTCGTAATCTGGCACCACTCCAGGTTGCTATTTTTACCGGATACACGGTTATATTTTTCTTGACCGAAGCCGACAGAACTCCGGCTCATACTTGTGACAGCCATAACCGCCCCTTAGGAAATCTCGGTGCCGAAAATGCTCACAGTCATGTCAGCGCTTGACGCATACGCGGTTACAACATCAGCAGCATTTAGGGTAACTCCTAGGGTAAGAGTTGTGATGTCGTTGGCCGCAATCGCCACATCGTAAGCAACGTAGTGAGTTGTAGCGATAGCAGCACCATCGGGCCGGAAGGCTAGACGGAAAGAGCCAGCCGAAGCGCCACGGTTAGCAATAACAATCGTGCTAATGACCGTCTCGGTAGAGCCAGGCACAGTGTAGACATCAGTGTTCGTTGTTGCACTCGGCGCAGATTGTCCGAGAATTTTGTAAGCGTTAGCCACGGGCTATGCTCCCATCGTCATAAAGTTTTGTTCGAAACCGCCGCTGGCACCGCCAGAAAAAGTTTCCCAGGCACTCCCATTGTAGTAGGTCAATATGTTCCCGGTGGTGAGATGCGCGTACTGACCGGCAGTTGGCGAACCAATCGCAGAATCACGAGCAGTTGCGTCCGAAAACGTCGCAATGGCTTGATCCATCAAATTTGTTTGTACGTTTGCGGCTGTAAGTATTTCGTTTACAGCAAAAGTTCTATAGGGCATTTTTGTCCTTTACCAGCTAAGTGTGCCTACATCTAGTTTACCGAATACTGTGTCATCCAACACAATCGGCGCGTATCGTGTTTCTTGGAAGCCAAGATCAACAATGTTTTGTTCCGTGTCTACGGTGCGACCAACACGGATAACTTCGACATATTTGTCAATCGCATCGCCAACGCCATTCGGGGTAAACGTCACCTCGCAAATGTCACCGATCTCTAAAGCAAAAATTGCGTTTTGTTGCACGCTTGATAACTTGTCTAACGAAAGCTGTATGCCCTCGAAACGATACTCTGGCTCCGAGTATAAAGAGGCAAGCCCGACTGCAATGTCTACCAAATCGGTGTCATTTGCCAAGTGCATATTGTCAATTTTCAAATCACGCTTGCCATAAGCGTTTACAGAAGAGTTGTCTGCCGCAAGCACCGAGCCGCCATCTTTGCGGCTCAAATGTATTGAATTGAAAAGCAACTCCGAACCGAAGACCACTTGTATGCTCTCAAAGGGTATCCCGCCTGTCCCAAACGAAACTAAGCTTGACGAAACAGGAGCTTTCAACCTATCTCGAAAGCCAATTTTGCCGTCTTTAGTAATAAAAACATAACCGGGATCAGACTGTGCAACATTTTGAATGTAAGAATAAACGTTAGTGTCCGCCACGACAGCCTGAGTGCCCATATCTACAGCGCCAGTGTCAATATCGCGCAAAGCAAGAGGCCAGCCTATCTCGGTTCTATCCAACACAGCGTTTATCCGCGCTCCGGCAAATTGTTGTGTCGGCGTGAAGGCTTCTAAAATCTGTGTATTCAAAATATAAGAAGCGTCAAAAGATTTCGCGGTGGCAGTAGAGTCACCATCTGGCGCGTAGCCCAAATCCCAGTCTTCAATAAACCCAGTAAACACGATTATGTCGTTGAAAAAAATTCTTATTTCTCTGCGCGGCGCAATCGCAGTAAAAAATTGTGACGGTGCGTAAAGAGGATCAAAGGTTCTGTCGTGATTATTGAAATCCACTTCCGCCGAAGCCACCGGGAACGTTGCAAAAGCTTGTGTCCTACCGCGACTAATCCTTATGTTTCTGACAAAACCTGTTACGTCATAAAAAATAGTGCCGCCTAGGCGAAACTCTGTGTTGTCCAATCGCCCCTGGACCGAATCGTCAAGTTTGAAAAATGGCGCTATCGGATTGCTTGATAAGTCAAAACCTATCTCTACTTTTGGGGTCGGGGCAGCCATAAGGTAATTACCCTCCCAGGTCTCTTCGTCCGAATGATGTGGATGCTAAGGCTGGGTTTCTATTTACAAACTTTTGTTGCGAGCGGGCAACATCGTCCGGCGCGGAACTGGTGTTGATAGTCACTATGTAGTTGCCATATTGTCCGGTCCGCGAAACAGGAGTGCCAGAAATAGACAGCGGATTCACCACTCTTGGTTGCATTGCGGACAAGGGTCCATTAGCGCTGGCCGTTGCCGCCACAGCGCTTCTTCCCGCGCGGCTGGACGCCTCGGCGGCATTGCGAAAACGTATGAGCTCTTGTGAAGCCGGACCCGCGCGACCAACTGGCTGCGGGTCGGAGCCAGGCCCAACTGGACCAAAGCTGACACCCCCGCCCGGAGCTTGTGGCATACGAGCCAAAGCAGCCTCCGCCGCGGCGATAGCGCGTTCAATACCCGCAATGAGAACTTCCTCAAACGTCGTAGTGAACGACTCGGCCAAACTATCAGCCATTGTCTCAAGCTCTTCAAGTTGTGAATCCAACCCGTCAACAATCCCCGTAACAAAGCTCTCGCCCTGTCCAAACATGACCTGGGCGGTGTTCTCTCCAAGCTCGGCCCCGAGAGCGTCCAACTCGCCAAACAAAGAATTGATTTCAGTTACGGTAGACGAGCCACCTTCAACAAGCGCCCTAGCCGTCTCGCCACCAGCCTCGACACCAGCTTGCACAAGTTGATTGAACAACTGTGGGTCAAGACCCAAAGCCTTCAAAGCTTTTATGTTCTCGACAAACTCTCTCGTGCGTTCCACAACACTGCGGTAGCCATCGACGAGCAAATCTGCTTTGCTGCGGGCTGTCTCAATCGGGTCAGCAAAGTTAGTAATAAGAGCCGTGGAAAACTCTTTTAGGCTCCGCCCCGAGTGAACCACCTTGGTAGCAAACTGGACAGCATCTATTCCCTCTGACGCATCTTGCACATTGCCAAGAATTGTGGCAATTTTGCCAGATTCTCGAACCGAACTTTGAACCGAATCTATAAGCGCTGCAGCGGCGTCCCGGCGAGCCAACAACTCGTCACGTTGGCGCTCAATGCCCTGCAACACAGCAAGCTCGGTACGAGAGTAGCTCAAAAGGTTCTGATACGACTCCTCAAGTAACTGCCCGTTGTCAAAAGCGTCTTTCAACTTCTCTTCAATCGAAGTGAGGCGATCTACGGCTGACTGTTCAAACTTTCCAAGCTCCGCCGCAACCGTCGGAAGAATGTCCATCTCGCGTACAAACGCCACAAAAGCGCCCATAGACTCTTCAGCGGCCTCTTTGAACTCAGTAAAAGCGTCAAAGTCTGCCTGCCAAGCATCCATAGCCTCGTCGAACCCAGCAGCAGTTTGCAAGAACATTGCCTGCACTTCTTGGACCGAAACCATACCGTTACGGGTGACTTCCTCAAAGACTTTGTACCACTCGTCACCAGAGCCGAGGATTTTGGTAATAAGCCCCTCAGAAGCGCCAAGTGTCTCAAGTTGCAACTTCGCAGACAGCTTCGCGGCATCGTCAGCAAGCCCACGGAAGAAGTCCCCCACCGTGTCTTTTGCTTTACCGGCAGAAGCGCCCAGATCGTCCATCGCAGTCGCGCTGTCTTCAAGCATTTCATTGACTTCAACGCCAGCCTGCAAGTTGGCGTCATAATCAAAGTTTTTGAGTTCCTCGTCTAAGCTCGCAAGACCGTCATTGGTTTTGTCAGCGACCTCCATGACTTTGCCAGCAATAAAGCCCAAGCCGACTGCAATCGCGCCAAAGCCTGTGCTGACTAAAGCAATCTTTACCAGTCTGAGCGATTTAGCGGTCCTGATCAAACTGATATTCATTGCGTTCAAACCGCCCGCAGCAAGGTAAGCGGTTACACGCAAAGCGTCAAAGACCTTGACCGAAATACCAAAAGCAATTACCCCGGCGGTTAGCTTAGAAATTAGCCCAATGTTTTCTATGATAATCCGGCCAAAGCTAACCATCACCTGCACAACTACATAAACAAGCTTGATAACCTCAATAAGAGTATTCGCAAACTGTTCTTTGTTAGCCGTCAAAGACTTGACTACCGGGATGGTGCTTTCAAAAACGGCTTTCATAATCGGGATCAAAGTCTCGACAAGAGGGGTCAATGCTAACGTCAGCTCCGCAATCGCTGGCGTAAGAGCCGCCCCAACCACAGCCTCAAAGTTCGCAAACGTCGCCCGCAAAGTCTCCTGAGCGACAAACAAAGTCCCCGCCTGCTTTGAATACATCCCCAAAGCGTCAGAAGCACGATCAAACAAGAACTCGACACGAATCTGCTGCTCAGCCAAACGCCGAGAAGCACCCGTCAAGTTGTCTAGTTTCCTAGCAGCCATCTCCGCGTTGATCTCAGACTGCTTCATGGCGACACCGAACTTCTCAATCGGGTCATACTCACCACGGAACAGGGCAGTCATACCCAGCAACGCCTCTTGAACGTCGTAACCATAAGTAATAGCAAGGTCAGTACCCAAACCAACCAAACGCTGTGTCAAATCAGAGGTCTCAGCAATAGAGAAACCAGACTGCTTCAAAACCGAACCAATAAAGGTAGAAGCCTTCGCCGCCTGAGACATTGACAAACCCATGCTCGAAGCGTTCCTTGAGAAGGCAATCATCTCTGCGCTAGTGCCCTCAAAAACCGTACTCAGACCATTCAAGTTCCTTGTAAGGTCACGAGACTCCTCAATGGCCCCGGCAGTGAAGCGAGCCATTTTAGTGCCCAGGTTGATAGCCGCAAAACCAGCCCCAAGCTTCAGCGCAGTACCAGTCAGGTCACGGAACTGCTTGCCAAGCTTTTTGAAGTCTTTTGTCGCCTGCTCGATACCCTTGCCTTTTGTACCGAGGATTATGTCTACTTTTAGACTCTTACTAGCCATTTATTTTGTTCTCAATCTCTTGGATAGCTCCCGAAACAACATCTTTAGTCTTTTGCAAAGCTTCCGGCATTTTCTCTTCGGCCCCAGGGTAAACATAACGAGAAGGGCTCTCGCCAAGCTTCCTAATCATCGCCCTGCCCTGACCATTGACCTTGTGCTTGCGCTTTCCGCTTGCCGCGCGGGGGTAAACGTAAAGCTCGGTCATCTGACCGTCAATGCTTGCGTTACCGCGACCCGCCATGTCCGCAATGATTGTTGCCGGGGAAAGAACCTGCAACTGGACAATGGCTTGGTTCTTGTCTTGTGCCCGCTTAGGAGAACGCAAAACAACCTTGACGGTTTTTGCTCTTCTTGTCGTGTTCCAAGTCTTGCCGACAGGAGAAAGCTTACGTTTCATGCCACGAAGCTTGGGCTCGACAGGGATGTTGCCCTGGATGCCCTGCCGGACGGTGTTGCCAATCTCTCGGAAATCTTTTTTCAAAGCCTTTACCAAATCAGGTTCAACTTTGTTCAACTCGCGGATAATGTATTTGTAATCACTCGTAGCAATAGTCGCTTTGTAATCTAAACCCATTTCACACCGCCAATCTCTCTACTATTCTACCTAACAAGAAAACCGCCCCACAGGGGGGCGGTCTCCTTACCTAGGTATGTTCTTTGCTACTAACCACCTGTGCATGGTCCATAACATTCTTGGATCAAGTTCCAGCAACTCTCTCGGACTAATACCTGTCTCTACGGCTAGACCTGCTACAAACCAGTGGGCCGAGCTTTCGCCTAGCCCTTGGATTTTGGGTCTTCGTCTGACTCACCCACCGTTTCAACCTTCTCCAGCCACTTCTCGTAGCTTTCCTTAGTTGAACCAGTGCGCTTCTCAGAGTGCCAAGCCAGGTACAACAACCATCCAACGCGAGGGTCATCCCCAAGCTTTGCAACCGAAACGTCGTACTCTCTCTCGAAAGCAACCAAATCGGCGGCGTTGCATTGTACGTTTTTAGCTGTACCATCGTCGAACTGAATGTGTAGGTTGATTTTCATTTATGGTGCTCCTAGTTAGGATGTTGCCTTAGTGATTGCGCCCGAGGTGGGGAACGAGCAGCTAAAGGTAGCCAAATCGCCAACTGCGCCGCTCACGGGGGTGAAGCTCGTAATCAAAATGTTGCCAGAAAAGCTAGGCGTTTCTGATGCAACACTGGTTCCGCCAGCGATGATTACGAACGGCACTACGGTTCCAACGAGAGGCTCCAAAGTTGCAGAAGCACCGCCAGCCGCGTAGTCAGCGTGGAAGTCAATGTTCAAAGTCCCGCTCTTGAGTCCTCCAATAACCTCTGTAAAGCCTGCGCTTGAAAAGTCGGTTGTCTCCACCTCGGCAGAATTGATAACGAGTTCAACTCTTGCGGTGTCAGCGGACAAGTCAACAGAGTTTAGTGTCAAAGACTGTGATGTCACGACATATTTTGCCAATTTATTTCTCCTTATACATATACCACTACAGAAAACTCTATAGCGGCGTATTCCGTGTTATTCA